GGTCAGTAGACTGGTACTAGATATTTAGTATCCTTGTTTTTCAATCTATGAAAATAAAGAATTCTGCAGTTCTTATTTTTCAGGTGTAATTCCCTAATAAAGTTTCTATCGTGTAAATAAAGCTATGCTTTTTCTTTATTGAGGTTTCCAATTTTGTTCTTCGAAATAACTTTGCAGTTATGTAACTATTTTAAGTAATCCTAGCGTTTTGATGTTAGGTGCTCTTCGCAGAAGCGATTTCCATATCGATAAATGGAACGTAGTGAAAATTGGGAAGTTAGTAACTGTATGACTCTCTTTTGGACTTATCCGTACTATGACACGAGGAGTGAATCATAATTACAAATCATTTCGATCTCGCAAGGATGATGAAATGTGATTATGAATCTTTAATGGTACATGGAAAATCTTATCAGCGCAACGATTAGCGTCTCAATTAGTGTTGGGACACCGCGTGCGGACTCCGTGTATCAAAAAGAATTATAGATATGTAAAATACCCTATTGAAGAAAGCGACATTCATGCTGACTCAATAGGTAGTTGATATTTGTGAAGAGAGCCACTTCTATCAGTCTTCGGACTGATGGAATAATTCCTAAAAACAACCCCAAACCTTTAATCATTACAACATAACAATCATGAAACGCTCTTTTACTGCTATTAATACTATTGCGCAAACATATCCTGGAGCTAACACAGGCTTCGGACCAGTATTTTCTGGTCCTTTGGTAGATGTGGATCTACCTCAGGATATCAAAACTGCTATTTTTGATTTCTTTCTTTATGATAAGTTTTGTTTATTTGATTATATTCCTAATCCTTTGCTTAATCAGACCTACTATTCAATAGGTGTTCGCATTTGTGACCCGAATTCTTTTTATTTTAAAAAATTCACCATATTTACTGAAAACCAAACCAATACATCTTATGAAGTACAAAAGTACTTGAATGAAGCTTTTGGTTTTAGAGATTTTATATTGGTGAAAAAGAATTATGTGTTGTCTGGCGAGACACTTATGACAGGAGATGTAATATCTGTTATATCAAGTGAGGAAATGACAGCTAGGAATTGGAATAATCTAATGCATGCTTTAGAAGGAAATACGGAACAGGAGAAGAATCGTTCTCGAGGAGGGAACGGTTATGATAAGAAACATCAAAAGAATAGATCTTTCAAAAAAGATCTAAAGGTGGAGGCAAATAAGAAGAAAAATTCTAAAGGTAATCTACATTATGTGAGAAAGGAAGTTGCCCCTAAAGTTCAAGATGAAAAAGATGACATTATTAAATGTGACCCTTTGAATGCTTGGAATTCAGAAAATAAAGGCTTTATTTACCAGAAATTAAGCTGCAGAGGTTACAATTATTCTATTGTGCGACCTATTGAAATGAATTCTGAACAACGTGTTCAATATTTTGGTTTTTTGAAAGAACTTGTTGGGAGACAATCCGATAAAATTGATGTAGTTTCACCTAGTGATAATGATGCTGATCCACCTTTAATATCTGTACAAGATATTCCTTTAGTCAAGATAATGGAAATACCTGAAGAAATACCCATTACTGTGACTAGTACTAAATATGAACCTAGGGCATACTATTATGAGTATACTGATTCTAATGACAAGCCTATACCAAAAGAAATTTTGGCTAAGCTTAAAAGTAGTTATGGTTGGTTTGCACCTACCATGATGAATAAATACTATTTTTTGCCTGCGTTCTTTTTATATATATTTTTTATTTTTGTTTATATTTTTCCCTTTTTTGTTTGTGATTGTTCAAATGACAATGTTGAATTTATTTTATTTGCTTTAATTCGACAATGTAATGGACATCTATCTGGTGTATATATTTTTTGGGGGTTAGTTCTAAGATTTTTTATCTCAACTGCAATTATAGTCATAATATATTTATTTATGAAATTCCCGCGATGGGGAACTGATGTAGTTAGATTACATTGTAGGAAAACTGAATTTATTGTTGATGCTTTACATCCATTATTTTGTAATAAGTTCAATGATTTGGTAGACTTACGAAGGGAGATGGATAGAACTTTTAAAATAACTCAGGATGATTATATAATTTCTTATCGTCATATTTATGATACTAAATATGTTTATTTTTCAGAGAATGAATATGGTGATAAATTTATATATAAGCAGGAAATGGTTTCTACAGCTGTTTCAGAAGGACGTATTTCTTTGGAGCTTTTAACACATATGTTTTCTGCTAAGAGTACGGCCAATACTTTATCATCTGAGGCTATTATTGAGCGATTAGGAAATTCGACGAGCATGGGACCTTTTATTAATTATGATCGGGGCATGAACTTGTCAGAAGATCTTTTGAATGATACCAGTAGACGGGCTTGTGATATAATTATGAGTTTTCGTTTCCTTGGTCGATCTACTGATATCTTTCAAGAGCATTTTCGACGTGGGGATCAGATTCGGCTTGGTCTGGATCCTCTTGTACTTCCGGGTACAAGCCGTTAAATATTAACTGCCGGAAATATAAAGTAGAATCTGGCTACTTTATATACGGTTATCGGGCTGATGAAGTTGACTTAAAAGTCACTTGCCCACCAGATGCAACACGTTTTGCTTCTCATAAAACATATGACAACTATGATCCACACGTACGACCGCCTATTGGTAAATGTGATGTTGAACACATAGCTGCCATACCTCCTAAATCTGATATCAGTAACCCTGATTCACTGTTGACCGGAGTTGCAAAACGGATGGCTTACGACCCGCCTAAATATAATAGGGTTATGAGACGAAGATTTCGTCGTTTTGTCAAAAGATGGTTATTGAAGAATATAACGCCATTTGATCCCACAGAAACTTTTGACTTTGAAGAATGGTTAAGCACCACTAATTATCCTGAATGGCGTAAGGAACAAATTAGAAAAGCTCGAAGAGATGGTCCATTTTTAGATGGTGAAGTGGACCACCCAAAGGATAGTGATTATTTAATTAAACTTTTCACTAAGGAGGAATATTATCCTGAATATAAACATCATCGAGGTATTTGGGCCAGGGAAGATGCTGCTAAAGCGGTGATGGGACCTTTTTTCCATAAAGTGGAAAAGGTTTTGTTTAAACTGCCTTATTTTATTAAGAAAATCCCTAAACATGAAAGACCTGAATATATAGATAATTTTATGAATGAGATAAGATTATCTTACCATACTTCCGATTATACATCATTTGAAAGTCATTTTACTACTGATATGATGAATGATTGTGAATTTGAATTATATAGACATATTTCTAAAAATAATGTATGGGCTCAACGTTACTGCCGACTCATTTTTAAAATTATAGCTTCAACCAATACTGTTGTTAATAAATATTTTACTATTATGGTTGATGCAAAAAGACAATCTGGAGAGATGAATACTTCATTGGGAAATGGTTTTTCTAATTTGATGTTCTTGCTATTCGCGTGTCACTACTATAACATTGACTATTCTGGTCCCATTATAGAAGGTGATGATGCTGCTATGGGCAAAAATAAAGAAATTCCACAAGATTACTACACAAGTATGGGACTCAATGTAAAATTGCTGAGTGTCGATGATATTTCCGAAGCCAGTTTTTGTGGTTTAGTATATGATCCGCAAGAATTGGTTAATATCCGTGATCCTAGAGAAACGCTCGCAACTTTACCTTGGGTAACTAAAAAATATGCTTTTTGTTCTAAGAACAAGTATTTTTCTTTATTACGTAGTAAAGCTTTATCTCTGATATATGAATATCCTGGTTGTCCTATTGTATATAATTACGGCAAGAAAATTTTTGATTTATTGCATGAGCATGAGGTGCTCTTAGTAGCCGAAGATTCTTATAAAACTAATCTTTTGAAAAAAGC